ACTCAAGACCCTCGATACCGAGTATGTGGCCAAGGTGGCGGGCAAGCTCACCGTGGTCCCCGAATCCGACGCACGGACGGCCGTGGTTCTGGATGCATCGCCGCTGTTCTCAGCGGTCCCTCAGTTGCCAGCGGCCGAACCCATGCCGGCATGGCTCTCGTAATCAAATCAACCATAGTCAGGAACTCAAAATGTCAGACGTAATTTATCTCAGTGACGTGCGCCTTAGCTTTCCTAACATCGCTGAGCCCCAGAAGCGTGTAAACGAAAAAACCGGCAAGGAACGCATCAGTTACAACGCCGAGTTCATCATGCCGCAGAACCACCCCGGGTTCGCGCAGTTCTACAAACGGTATGGCGAGATGGCCCTCGAAAAGGCCAAGGAGCACGCCTCCGCTGTGATGAATATGATTCAGTCGGATCGCAAGTCCCGCTGCTTTGGCGCTGGTGATGAGAAGGTCAAGAAAACGACATTCGTGGTCTACGATGGGTACGCGGGCAATGTGTTCATCACAGCCGGCAGCGATCGGATGCCCCAGATCATCCAGGCTGACGGCTCACCAGTGGACCCCGCGAACACGATGGCTGTGCAGCAGATGGCCCGCAAACTCTACGGTGGGTGCCGAGTCAACGCCGCAATCAAACCATGGTGGCAATTGCCAAACCCGAAGGAAGGATATGGACACGGTGTCCGCTGTGACCTGATCGCGGTGCAGTTTTTCAAGGACGATGCCCCGTTCGGCGAGGGCGTCGTGGACGCATCGGGGCTGTTCGGCGCGGTGCAGCCGGCCGCAGGCCCCAGCGCGTCAGGCGCCCCGATGCCGGGGTTCATGGGTGGTGCTGGCTTTGCACCAGTGCCCCCGATGCCTGCTGCGCCGTTCGGTGCGCCCACGCTGCCCTCGTTTCTCGGGGGTTGATCCACCGTGCGGTGCAACAAGTGCGCCGCCGAGTCCGAGGTTCTTGAAACCCGCAAGAGCGCACCGTGGGTGCGTCGGACTCGGCTCTGCTTCAATGGTCACAAGTTCGTGACCTACGAGGTCTACAGCGGCAACATTGACAGAGGAACCCGTGACGCCACGGTGCGGGGTCTCCAGATGGTGTCACTGGCAAACCAGCGCAGGCTCAGGGTCAAGAACGGTGCTGCGAAAACAGCGAGTCAATTGGCGCGGGAACTCGGGATCACTGAGGCTCGGGTGCGCCAGATACGTAAGGAGTTATTGTGATACATGCTTACATCTACGTCGATGGTGATGAGAACTACGAACTCATGGCCCCATTTGACGTGTTGCCCCGCGTCGGTGAGATTGTGACGTTCGAGTTCGCAGCCTATGACACCGAGAGATGGGACATGGAGGTGTTTGACCGCATGACCTTCATCAATGGTTCGGAGTACGTTGTGAAGAAAATTGTCCACGCGATCAGGCGCAACAGTATCGATTCGTGGGGAAGTCATATTGTCGAGTTGATGGTCGACAGGGTTTCCAAATGACCCACGACATCATATGGGACTGCGAGACGTACCCCAACGTCTTCACGATCAGCGCCCGTCACGCGCACCTACCGCTTGAGTGGTCGTTCGAGATCAGCGACTGGCGCAATGACTCCGGGGCCATCATCCAATGGGTTCACTGGCTCGGGTCCATTGGGGCGCGCATGGTGGGGTTCAACTCCATCGGCTTCGACTACCCGATCCTGCACGCCTTGTGTCGCATGGGTCAGGCCAATGCCCGGACCCTGTACGACAAGGCGATGGCGATCATCGAGTCGCAGGACGACAACCGCTGGATGCACATGGTCAAGCCCACCGACCGCCTGGTGGACCAACTCGACCTGTTCCTGATTCACCACTTTGACAACCGGGCCCGCTCGACCAGCCTCAAGGTGCTTGAGTTCAACATGCGGGCCGACAACATCAGCGACCTGCCCTTCCCGATCGGTACCTCGCTCACACAGGACCAGGTGCCCGTGCTCAAGACGTACAACCAGCATGACGTGCTGCAGACGATCCAGTTCTACCATCACAGCACCGAGTCGATCCGGTTCCGGGAAGAACTGACCGCACGCTATCAGCGCGACTTCATGAACCACAACGACACGAAGATCGGTAAGGACTACTTCGTCATGGAGTTGGAAGCAGCCGGGGTCCAGTGCTACGACTACGGGCCGCAGGGTCGCCAGCCCCGGCAGACCCGGCGCCCGAGCATCGCGCTCCGGGATGCCATCCTACCGTGGATCGCGTTCCAAGAGCCCGAGTTCCAACGGGTGCTGGAGTGGCTCAAGGAGCAGACGATCACCGAGACCAAGGGGGTGTTCAAGGACGTGGTGGCGCGGGTCAAGGGGTTCGAGTTCGTGTTCGGCCTCGGGGGTATCCACGGGTCAGTGGAGAACGAGATTCTGGAGTCCGATGAGGACTCCGTAATCGTGGACCTTGATGTGACCAGTTACTACCCCACCCTGGCCATCGCCAACAGGTTCTATCCCCAGCACCTGGGGCAATCGTTCGTCGACATCTACTCGCACCTGTTCGAGCAGCGCAAGTCCTACCCCAAGGGGAGCCCGGAGAACGCGATGCTCAAGCTCGCGCTCAACGGGGTCTATGGCGACAGCAACAACGTGTTCTCGGTGTTCTATGACCCGCTGTTCACGATGCGGATCACGCTCAACGGGCAACTGCTCCTGTGCCTGTTGGCCGAGAACATCATGCTCAACGTGCCCGGTGTGAAGTTGATCCAGTGCAACACTGACGGGCTCACGGTTCGCATGCCCCACGGGTCCAGCTTCGCGCTCAAGATGGTCTGTGAGCACTGGGAGAAGTTGACCAAGTTGACCTTGGAGCAGATGACCTATCAGCGCATGTGCATCAGGGACGTGAACAACTACATCGGGCAGTACCTCAACGGCAAGGTCAAGCGCAAGGGGGCCTACGAGTACGACATGGAGTGGCACCAGAATCACAGCGCCTTGGTAGTCCCGAAGGTGGCTGAGAAGGTGCTACTCGAAGGCGCCCCGATTCGTGAGACCGTGGAGAACTGGCCCGACATCATGGACTTCATGCTCAGGGTCAAGGTGCCGAGGTCCAGTTCGCTGGTGATCGAGTATCGGGAACATGGGGACCAGCAGCACCCGCTCCAGAACACCACGCGCTACCTAATCACCAAGTCCGGGGGTCACCTGTTCAAGCAGATGCCGCCGCTCAAGGGTAAGGAACTCTGGCGCCAGATAGGCGTGGAGGCCGGGTGGAAAGTGACCCCGTGCAACGACATCGTTGAATCATGGGATGCGAAGATCGACTTCGACTACTACGTGCAGGAAGTCGAGAAACTTGTGAATGGATTGTCATGATTCAACTGTATCAAGGCGAATGCCTCGAAGTTATGCGGACCCTACCTGACAACTCCGTGGATATGGTGTTGTGCGATTTACCGTATGGGACCACTGCGTGCGCTTGGGACGCAGTGATCCCCTTTGAACCATTGTGGGTAGAGTACCGACGACTATGCAAGGGTGCCGTGGTTCTGACTGCATCTCAACCATTCACCACGGTAATGATCGCCAGCAACATCAGGGATTTTGCTTACACATGGGTGTGGGACAAAAGATTTGCTGCCAATTTCGTGCAGGCAAAACGCATGCCGTTGAGGATTCACGAGGATGTTGTTGTATTCTGCAGGTCTGGGAAAACACCCACTTATTATCCGCAGATGATGCCGCGAGACACCCCCATTAAGAAGGGTGGGAACAAACAATCATCAGCCATCCCTATTCGGCAAACGGATACCGCTGCCGCATTCACAGTGGCGGGTAAGACATATGATGAAAAGTGCCCTGAGACGATAATCGAGTTCAATTGTCGTGAAGGGCGCGGCCTCCACCCCACTCAGAAACCCGTGGCGCTGATGGAGTACATGATCCGCACCTACACCAAAGAGGGTGACGTGGTTCTGGACAACACCATGGGTTCGGGGACGACTGGTGTGGCGTGCGTGAACACGAGTCGTGGATTCATCGGCATCGAGCGTGACGAGGGTTACTTCAAGATCGCACAGGATCGCATCAACGCGACAACTCCGATACCGGAGTGGCTCAAATGACAGCACTCGACAAACAGGTGGCCGGTGACCACTACAAGAAACTCAAGATTCAGCCGATTGAGTACATCCACGCCAACAACATTCCTTTTGCCGAGGGGTGTGCAATCAAGTACCTGACCCGCTGGCGCGACAAGGGCGGGATTGCGGACCTTGAGAAGGCGAAGCACTTCATCGAGTTGTTGATCGAACTGGAGAAGAAAAGTGAAACCCCAACTCGAAAAGCAGATTGAACGCAACGTGTGCGACTACGCCCACGAGTCGGGTCTGCTGGTTTATAAATTTACCAGCCCCGCACGCGCCGCAGTCCCCGATCGCATGTTCGTGACCCCCAAGGGTACGGTGTTCTTCATCGAGTTCAAGCGCGAGGGAGTCAAACCCACGCCCCAGCAGACCCGTGAGCACGACAGGCTCAGGGGTCACAGGGTCGCGGTGTTCGTGGTGGACTCAGTGGACGCTGGCCGACTCGTCGTGAACCTGATGCGGGAGCAGTGATGACAGCCTATTACAACGAGTTCGACAAGTACGCGGCGCAGTGGCTCCGCAACCTCATTGCCGCAGGGCACATTGCACCCGGAGACGTAGATGACCGATCAATTTCAGATGTCCGACCTTCCGACCTGGTTGGATACACCCAGTGCCACTTCTTCGCAGGCATCGGGGGCTGGTCCCTGGCCCTCAGACTCGCAGGATGGCCTGACGACAGACCCGTCTGGACCGGCAGCTGCCCCTGCCAGCCTTTCAGCGTCGCAGGCCAAGGAAATGGGGTGGTTGACGAGCGGCACCTATGGCCGCATTGGTTCCATCTTGTACGGGCGCAGCGACCTCCAGTCGTCTTTGGTGAACAGGTTGACGCAGCGATTGCCCACGGGTGGCTCGACCTTGTTCAAGATGACTTGGAAGGAGAAGGTTACGCCTTCGCGCCAGTCGGTATCCCTGCTGCGGGCGTCGGGGCTCCGCATATCCGACAGCGACTCTGGTTCGTGGCCGACGCCGTGTCAGCAGGACGGACCCAACGGTGGACCGAATCAGGGGGTGGATCGGTTGCCGGGGATGGCGGCGCAGATGTCTTGGGCAACCCCGAGAGCCAACGACTCAGAGAAGCGCGGGGACTTGGCACCGGATGTCAGGAACGGGCTTCCGATGCAGGCACAGCAAGCCAGTTGGCCCACCACCACCACCCGGGACCACAAGGACGGGAGCCAGTGCGACAACGTACCATTGAATGCGCTGTTGGGCAGGGTCGCGTGGCTGGCGGAACCATGGTCGACACCTCGGGCGAACAAGTGGGGGTTCCCGGACGCGCATGGAAGTCACGAGGGGCCGATCACTGGACTCCCTGCGACTGGCTCCCCTGCCGCGACGGCAAGTGGCGGCCAGTTGAACCCGGCACATTCCCGCTGGCTCATGGGGTATCCAACCGCGTGGGACGACTGCGCGCCTACGGTAACGCCATCGTCCCGCAAGTCGCGGCGCAAGTGATCCGGGCGTACATGGAGTGCCGGCCGTGCTAACCCCCGATCTCCTGCACGACTACCAAAAGCGTGCGGTCAATTTCCAGTGCTCCAGTCCGACCACGATGCTCTGGCTTGACATGGGGCTCGGCAAGACCCCGATTACCCTGACCAGCATCGCGCACCTGTTGGCCTGCAACTTCCTGCGCGGCGTGGTCATCGTCGCCCCGATCCGGGTTATCCGACTGGTCTGGAGACAAGAGGCCTTGAAGTGGTCGCACACCCGGCACCTGACGTTCTCGATGCTCACGGGCACCAAGGACCAGAGGACCCGGGCGCTACTGAGGCCGGCCAACATTTTCCTGATCAACTACGAGAACCTCGGTTGGCTCGCCGAGGTTCTGCAGACATACTTCATCAGCAAGGACCGTCCCATACCATTCGACGGCCTCGTGTGGGACGAGATCAGCAAGTGTAAGAACAGCACGACTGATCGAGTTAGGGCGGTGTTCAATGCCCAACGGAACCACAACGTCCTGGATCACTTCAAGTGGATCACGGGGCTCACGGGAACCCCTGCCTCCAATGGGTACAAGGACCTGCATGGTCAGTACCTAGTGGTCGACAGGGGCAAGCGTCTTGGCACCAGCAAGACCGCGTTCATGACCGAGTGGTATCGCAAGATTCCCGACACCCGGACCCAGATTGCCTACGATGACACCACCGACCGAATCAAGCAGTTGATCGGCGACATCACCCTGGAGATGAGTGCCGAGGATTACAACAAGCTCCCGGACCTGGTGGTCAACGACATCAACATCGAGATGCCCGAGAACCTGCGGACCATGTACGACCGCATGGAGCGCGAGTTCTTCATCCTTCTGGACAGTGGGAAGGAGGTCGAGATGTTCAACCAGGCCGCGCTCACGAACAAGTGCCTGCAGTTCGCCAACGGCGCCATGTACCCGGTGGCCGGGATGCCCCTGTGGGAGCCGATACACGACCTCAAGTTAGAGGCACTGGAGGAGATCATCGACGAGGCCCAGGGCCAGCAGGTCCTGTGCTCCTATGGGTACAGGAGCGATGCCGAGCGCATCATGAAGAAGTTTGCCCACTTGCGACCGATCAACCTGACTGAGT